CCCGCCCGCCACAGTGAACGGCAGCACGGCGACGTCTCCGCCGGCCCCGGCGCCACCCGCGGTACCCATCGCGGAATGCAGCTGGTGCTGGAGCAAGGCGTCGTCGGGATGCTCGCCGAGCTTCTTCATCGGCTCGGGCTTGCCGCGGGACTTGCTCTTGGAGAGCATCTCCAGCGCGGCATCCATATCGACGGACAGCACGTCGACCGTTTTGGAGCCATCGTCCATCGTGTAGGTGTGGGTCTTTTTATCGAAGTTGCCGTACTTCTTGGCGTGCAGGACGTAGGGTCCGTACATGCCGATGCCGACCTTTACCACTTTGCCGTCGACCGGGTGATGGCCGATCAGTCGCGGCAGTTCCAGCAGCTTGATGGCCGTCTCGAGGTCGATGTTGTCGGGGTCGAAGTTGTTGGGGTCATACTCGGAGCGAGCACGGGCTTCTGCGACGATTTCCACTTCGGCCGGGAGAATGTCTCTCTCGTCGTCGCCAAGCTGGTAATCGTCGAGCTCGATGTGGACGGACTTGCCGTCCTCGGTGCGCACCTCTTCGAAGACCTTGCCTCGAAGAATCACGTTCTGTGACTCGAGAGCCTTCTCGAAGAGAACGACATCTCTCTCGGTCAGATCGTCAGTGTCGGGCATGGCACGAGCCAGCTCGTGCACCTTTGAGGCGAGACGACCGCTCGCGATTGCGTCCTTGGCCGCCTTGTTGACCCGGTTAGACAGGGCCAGCCGATCAGCCTTGCGCGAGCGCTCAGCCTCGTCGTCTGCCTTCTTCTCGGCTTCGACAGCTGCCGCCCTGGCTTCGTCAGTCTTCTCTTCGAGCTCTGTGGCCTTGGCCTCAGACGCTTCGACCCGAGTCTCGAGAGATTTGAGCTCGGTTCGGATTTCGTTGACAGATTCGGTAACCTGCTCGCCGAGCGCGTCCACGTTCGACTTCATGAGGCCTCCGATTTGCTCCAAGTCTTCCTTGCTCAGTGGCATGGAGAATTCCTCCTCGGCCTCCTCGGCCGTACGGGTGATGAACGCATGGGATCGCAAAGCAACCCCCTCAGTTCGCGGGACGCCGCCCAGGAGCTTCCACTCCTCGGAAGCGCGGCTTGAATCGATCGACAGGGCTGCCGAATCGAAAAGGGAAAGCTGAGACCGGTCGAGCCGAGGCATGCCGGCGATGCCAGGAGGCTCTGCCATCGACAGTGCGGCGACATGGATCAACGAGGCTTTGCCGCCGTCTTCGTTGCTGCGCATCTGGACGGCTACCGATCGCTCTGTGTAGCCCTGAGAGACGAGATAGGGCAGGCGGTCGACGCCAGTGACCGGGTCTATGATGCTGCGAGTCTTGGCCCAGAGGTTGATTCGGTCACGGTCTACCTCGATGATCTCGCCGACCGGAGGCCCTACCGAGAAATGGGACGGCATGGCGCCGCCGGCATCGCCTTCTCGGAATCCGGCCACCCAGGGCACGCGCCGCTTGGACGCGTCAAAGGTCTCGATGATCTCGTCGAAGTGACGGGATCGTAGCCGGTCATCAGGATGGAAGTCTGAGCGATCGTCCTCAATTCGGGCGATCACATCCCAGCGCTCCTCGCCGTATTCGACCTTGCCAGGGTCGGACGAAGCTTCGCGCTCGCCATCGTCTGCACGCAGAATGGCTTGCGCTAGTAGTCGGGGGTCGAGCTGCTTTAGCAGCGTCAAGACTTCCACGTCCGAATTGTGGGTCTCTTCGCTACCCTGCCCCAAAAGCGCGTCACGCGAAATTCAAAGCTCAGAGCGGCAGCTGGAACTCCTGCTTCGGAAACTTGTCGTCTGGACCGCCCAGGGCCAGGAACCGTTCGAGCGCTGCTGTACCCTTTGGAAAGGTCCCCTCGAGCCCGAGGCGCTGCGTCGCTCGCCAGTCAATCGGAACCAGACGGCAGCGGCAGTTGAATCCGTTTGGGGGTTCGACCAGTCGCCAGTTCGCCCAATCGGCGGCAGCTATGAAATGGTCGAGCGCATGGTGATTCGGCCTGACCTTGCTATCCCCAACATCTCGATACTGCAGGTAGGGGTAGACCTGAGTTGCCACCGGATCGGCGTGCACCAATCCGTAACCTCCCTGGTACTGGAGTCGCCACGCATTCTCGGTGAGCGCCTGGGCATGGGAGCCATGAATGCCGTTTCGGCCCCAGCGGTCGGCCTCGCGCAGTACGGCCTCTTTCGCATCCTCTGGAGCTCCACCTGCGCCCAGCACATCCCGAAGGGTGCTCGACAGAGTCTGGAGCATGCCGGAGTCGTACTCCTGCATGATGCTGAGCCACCGCAGGAGTAAGTTCGACGCCCAAGAGAAAACCCCGTCTTTCTGGCCCTGCTTCACGCGTCGACGCAGGGGGTCGGCCAGGGCGGCGAGCACTCGGTTGATCACCTGCTCGATTGTCTCGTCGACGACACCAGCCTCTCGAGCTGCTGCCCACACGCCTCGGCTTTCGCGCTCAAACGCACGAAAGGCCCCGATGACCGATTCGGCCGAACCCTCGATCAGATCGCTGATCAGAGCCTCTGTCGCCTCCGGGCTGGCCGCTATTCCGGAGCCGGTTCTTTTGGGGGATCTCCGATCCCGTTGCGCGCCAGAAACTCGGTCGCCATTTCATCGACATAGGTGCGCAGCGACTGGTCCGCTCGACCGATCGCCTTGCCAATAAGCCGGTCAAGGGCCTCGTCCTGGTCGTTAGCACCCCGCTGCAGAGATCGGTCAGTTTGGGCTTCCATCTTGTCGTCCTCGTCCTGTTGGTCTTGCTCATCATCTTGCTCGCCCTGGCCAGGGAAAAGGCCCAGCTGCGGAGCTGACGGCTTTTCGAGAATGATCTCGTCTTCGTCTTCCTCGTCACTCTCCGATGCGATGATCGAACCGACGCCCAGGAGCTCGGCCAGGCGCCGGCCTTTGAGCGGCAGACCCATATCGAAAACCGCCTGTGCGGTTGGGATATTCACCTTGAGCCGCATTCGAGAGATGAACCGGGGCAGGTCGTCGAGATCGACCTCGCCAAAGTTGGCGACGATGTACCGCCGAAAAAGGTCGGTGATCGGCTCTTCGATGCACTGCTGTGCAGCCTGTTTGGCGTAGTCGGTCTTGACAGAGCGGTGCACTGTTCCCAAGGCCTGGGTGCCACGATCACCAGGATTGCTGGTCAGGATCTCGCCAACGTAGAGCGTCATGATTCGCTCGTCGAGGTACTCGAGCGTCTGGAGGCCACCCCCGATGAAGTTGAGATCGGTCAGAAACTCGATGCCCCACTGCCCCGCCTCGATCACCACATTGTGACTGTTGAGAACATCGAGCAACGTCTGGATCTCTTCCTTGACCTTCTCGACTTCTTCGTCCAGGGCGAGTCCCTGGATGGCCGAGTTCTTCACCTTCATCATGCCCATCTGGCGCTCAACGCCGGTCTGGAACTTTCGCAGCATCTGCTTTTTGGCCCAGACGAGCAGGAAGGCGTCAGAGTGGAGGCCACGCCCATACTCATGATGCAGGTCGCCAACTTGCCAGGTGAGCCAGCCGAGCTGTGCCTCCTCTGGACTGAAGCGGCGGCCGCCCGCAGCCATCGCCCAGGGCGCCCAGACGATGCCACCATCACGGAGATGGCGCACCTTGTGGTGAGGCTTGTTGACGATCTTGCGGGGCATCCAGACCGATCTGCCCTTGAAGGTCGCCTCGGTGTCTGGCAGCACCTGCATCGGCGCCCAGCCGTAGTAGTAGGCATCGACCATTCGCTGCAGTACCACCTGCTGGTTGGGCACGCGGCACCAGAGCTGCTCTGCGAAATCCTGAAGCATCGCCGCCGCCCGGCTTGAGCTCGGGCCCTGCTGAATCTCGAACTCGTGGGCAAAGATCTCGGATTCGAGGTGGCGCCTGGCATCGAGCACTTTGGACTCGGTCTTTTCCATGTTGGAGAAGACCCGCTCGTCGAGGTACTTCTCGCCGGCCAGAGGCGCCACATGCCGCAGCACTGGGTCGCGATTGGAAATGACCTCGGTGACAACCAGCTCGTCCATCTCGTCGCGCACCTCGTTGTTGAGGCGCTTCTCGAGGCCACGCGAGGGGGCAATTCGATCGCCTCCGTCCTGGAGGCGAAATTGAAGGAGGTTCTGGTTCATCGGGTGACTACCTTGCCGGTAACTCGGCGCCGGGGCGTGACTTTCTTTGTGCGCGGGTCCACTGTTGCCTCACTGCCTGTTGTGTGCCCTTGTTCGATTGCGTCCTGGTAGCACTCGAAACAGAGAGTGTTGACGAGGCTGTGCCGGCAAGGCCGCCCGCAATTCGAGCATTCTCGTTTCTTCGTCATGGTGCGTTCACTAGGTGTCATTAGTCGTTAGTCTCGCAAGGTGCCGCTATCATCAGTGGACGAGGGGAAGGAAGCGTCGGTAGAGCTCGAAAGCACCCTTCGGCGCGGTCGCGTGGAAGGACCGACCGAGATGGTCGCCCTCGGCATAGACCGAGGCGTCAAGGCCGCCACATCCTGCGAAATTGGCGTCACCGGGTGGGGGTTCGTAGACGTCCCCGCTCCTCATATCGGGCGAGGTGATTTCGACGTCGGTCATTGGTCGCCTCGGTCTTCAGGAACAATTTCGGTGATACGTGTCCATTTCCTCACCGTTCCGATTTCGAAGCCATCTCGGAACAGAGATTTTCAGCGCTGCAAGCCAGCGTCTTCGTCCACTGCTGGCGGTTCAGGCTTGGTAACGGCTCTCTGGGCCTCGGCGAATTCCGTTTTCACAACCAGGTCCCTAAGCATCTGGCGCAGCCTTTGGTCCGCATAGTCCCGCTTCGCCTGTGGGTTGGCGATAGCCGTACCGATATCCCCTCCATCACAAGCCCCAGCCAAGACGTGAGCGACGGTACACGTCGCGTTGATGGTGTCGCCTTCTTCCTCGGCATCGCAAATTCCCGCACGGATACCAGGAAGCGCACAAATGAACGAGATCGCAGCGCCAAGGTCACCACCCGCGCAGTCACCCGAAGTCACCAATGCCTCTGTGCAGGGGACCTGTGATCGATAGCCAGATCCGAGGGCATCCATCACTCGGACGGCTTGGTCCGGAGTCATTCCCAAAGCAAAAATCGAAATCGTCTCTCCGACTTGCGCAGCCCGACACAAGGCCGAGCCCTCTCCAGAACGAGACGACACCGTTCGCAGTCCTTCTGTGCAGGTGGTTTCCCAGTTGGCCGCAAAGCCGGCGGTTGCCATCAGCAGCAGGGTCACCCCAATTGCGATTCGTTTTAGCATGACTACTCCTTTGTCAATAGACTGAATAAAGATCGTTCAGGTAGGCGTCTAGGTCGGCGGCAGTGTCTTCGTCTGTTCCAGATCCGGAGCAAATCACGACTTCTTGAATTGCGCCGTTCCATTCAGTTCCAAACGATGCGCCTGCACCGATGTAGCCAGTTCCACTAATGTTTCCCGTGCCAGCGTTTCCAGTGTCGACCGACGAGCCATCGATCCAAAACTCACTGTTCGATCCGTCGAATAAAACAGTGTGAATCTCCCACTCGTTTTCGGAGATGTCGTCGTTGCTTCCGGTCAGGGTCGTGCCGGCGTCATATTCAACTGCCTCGTTGGCGGTCGATCCTGAGGAACTGTTGCTCATCTCGGCGACCAGGCCTGCCCCAGTTCCTGTGTCCTTGTCAACAACGTAGGCAAAAACGAACGGCTGAGCCGTGGTCGTCATGCTCGACGAACTCGTCAGAAAATCATTGCCCCCATCGTAGTCAGATGCACAAAAACCCGACGCAGCTCCCGTAATAAGAGTCGGCTTCCAGGTGCTGATCGCCTGGTCGAAGTCGTTTGAGTGATCGCCGCTGTCAGTCCAGGTGGTTAGGGTCCCAAAGCAGGATTCACCGAGATCCTCGCCTTTGAGCCAAAGCGTTACGGTGGTGCAAATGGAATCCGGGTCGCCAACCCCCGCGGCAGACTCCATAATGAGTTGCGCGCTACACGGCTTGTACAGCAGGAGCAGCAGCGCGAAGAGCGCGCTATTTCGAATCAGCTTAGTCACGTGAATACACCCAGCAAACGGATACCTGCGTCACCGCTCCCGTGACGGTTCCAAGGTCTATGTCCAGACGGTTGCCCGCCGCAAGGGTGGTGTCTCCGGCAAGCGAGGAGTCCGTCACGCCCGCAGTTGTGCACGTGATATTGGAGCCGTTCACCCCTGTCGGCGAGGCATCGTCTACCTCAAGGTCGAGCGCGACATTTGTGCCACCCGTAACCTCGCAGTAGATTTCGGAAATCGTGACGGCCACCGGCGCTCGCCACACGGTGTAATACTCTTCGTCAGTCGCCGGATCGAGCTTCACTGAGCAAACCTGCTCATCGAGATTTCCAAAATCCCCTGCCTCGGGAACGTCGTCATCGGCCGGACTGGTTCCGCCGGTCACGTGCCCCTTGGCGTCAACAGTGACGCTCGTATAAGTACCCGCCCCGACACCGCTATTCGCGTGAGTCAAGGTGTCATTGGTCAGGACGATCGGAGTCGTTGCGGCCAAGTTCGTGTCGGCAGAAATGTCCAACCCTGAAACAGTGGTCGTGGTGTGAGCATGCGAATCGTCGGTAACGGCAACGGCTGAAAGAGTGCCCGAGACATCGCCGCTAACCGCAAGGTCGCCTACGACAAAGTCGATGTCGTTCGTTCCGTCTTGGTAGGTGACGCTGATCCCGGTTTCCGTTCCGCCGAGCATTCCACCGACGAAATCCTCCACTTCCTCTTCGGTGAGATTGGTATCGGTCGTGTGAGAAAGATCAGAGATGTCGGCTTCGACAAGACCAGAAATGGTGGTGGTCGTGTGGCTGTGAGAATCGTCTGTGACCGCGATCGCAGAAACAGTGCCCGTAGCATCACCACCCACAGCCAAGTCGTCCACGACGAAATCAAAGGTCCCATCGCCGTCTTGGTAGGTCACAGCGATTCCAGTTTCCGTATTGCCCGTGACCATCGCGCCAGCAAAGTCTTCAACTTCCTCCTGGGTCAAGTTCGTGTCGGTCGTGTGGGCACCGGTCGAGCAGGTAGCGCATCCAACCGTGTCACCAGTCAGGGTAATCGGCGACGTTACCGCCAAGTTCGTCGAACTGCTGATATCGACATTCGTCAGGGTGTTCGACGAACCCGAGATCGTCTTGTTGGTGAGGGTGTCGGTCGTGGCCCTGCCTACCAAAGTGTCGCTGGCGTCAGGCAGGGTCAAGGTTCGATCGGTGGTCGTCGGATTCCACTGCAGCAGACCCTCTGCCGTGTCGGCTGACAGGCCTTCCCACATGAGTCCGCCGCCGGTGCCGTCGATGGTAAAGACGACGTGCTCAGCGGTCAGGGCGGGATTGCCTGACAGAAGGCTGGTACGAAGGAACGAACCTGTGATCACATCGCCGCTGCCCTGCCCGAAATCGATGTCGTTGGTGTCGGTCACCCCGAGGTTCAGGTCGTCTGAGACATCCAGACCTGAGATTGTCGAGCCGGTGTGGGCGTGGGAGTCATCGCCAACCACAGAGGCAGCCGCCGTGCCGGTTACATCGCCAGCCAGGGTCACGCCCGCAGGAAGAACCACGCCGGAAACCTCCGACCCATCAAGGCTCATGTCAATCGAGGCTGTGTCAGCGACCGTGGTTGATTCTCCGCTTCCCGCCGGAGAACAACCCCAGTCACCTTCGGTGTCATCCCATGCAAGCACTTCCCCGTCGTCACAACCCCGAACCAGGCCGAGCTCGCCAGAAACCAGCTCAAGTCCAGACTCGCTCGAGGTCGTGGCGCTCTGTGCGTCGCCGTCGTCGACAATGTCCAGGTCGAACGTGCGGTTAGCCGAGATGTCACCGCCGCCCGCGAGGCCATCGCCTGCCGTCAAGGTAACGCCAGTGTGGTCAACGTGTTCGTTCGCAACAAAGTTCGTTGCTGCATCGTGGTCAACGACGAGGTCCACGTCTCCAGAGGCATCTTGATACGTCACAGAGATTCCGGTGTGAGTGCCCGTGCCGTTAGCTACCAGCGAGCCCGCGTAGTCTTCGACCTCTTCTTGAGTCAGGTTTGTGTCGGTCGTGTGCGAGAGATCGGTGATATCGGCCTCGACCAGCCCGGAGATAGTTGTCGTGGTGTGAGAGTGGCTATCATCGGTCACCGCAACAGCCGAAAGCGTCCCGGTGACGTCGCCAGCCACTGCCAAGTCGTCGACAACGAAGTCCACCGTGCCGTCCGTGTCTTGGTAGGTGACCGAGACTCCCGTTTCGGTGTTGCCGGTTACCATCGCCCCAGCCAGATCTTGCACTTCCTCGTCCGACAGATTTGTATCCGTGGTGTGGGTAAGATCCGTGATATCGGCTTCTACCAGACCGGAAATCGTTGTCGTCGTATGGCTGTGAGAGTCGTCTGTGACTGCCACGGCAGAAAGCGTTCCCGATACATCGCCAGCAACCGCCAAATCGTCCACCACGAAGTCGAGGGTTCCATCGGCGTCCTCGTAGGTCACGGTGACGCCAGTCTCTGTGTTGCCAGTTACCATCGCTCCCGCAAGGTCTTCAACCTCTTCACCAGAGAGCGTGGTGTCTGTGGTGTGTGCGAGGTCCGTGATGTCTGCTTCGACAAGACCTGAAATCGTCGTGGTGGTGTGAGCGTGCGAGTCGTCACCCACTACGGTGGCGGCAAGGTTGCCGGTGACATCCCCCAACACCGCGATATCTGCTTCGTCGAGTTCAGTGGCGCCGACCGCTGCCGCCGCGATCTCGAAGTCGACGGTGTCGGTGCCAGCGGTGCCCGTGATGTCAAGTGTGGAACTGGTGAGGTTCAACGTATCGGTGGCGCTCTCGGCCACTGGGTCTGTACCTGCGGGAGCGTTTACCGTCTCGAAAGAGTTCGCTCCACCACCGCCCGAGTTGTCCGCTGCGCATTCCCACTGCTCGAGAGTGTCGTTCCATTTAGAAACCTCTCCGTCTTCGCAACCCCGAATCATTGACAGTTCACCGGACAGGAACTCGAGCCCCGACTCGGAAGCTGTCGTAGCACTCGTGCCATCTGCATCGTCGACAAGGTCCAGGTCAAACGTTCGGTTTGCCGAAATGTCGCCGCCGCCAGACACGCCGTCGCCCGCAGTCATGGTCACTGAGGAGTGGGCTACGTGTTCGTCGGCAACAAAGTTGGACGCTGCGTCGTGGTCTACCACCAGGTCAACATCATCGGTTCCATCTTGGTAGGTCACCGTGATTCCGGTGTGCGTCCCCGTTCCATTCGCAACCAGACCGCCCGCAAAATCCTCGACCTCTTCTTGCGTAAGGTTTGTGTCGGTTGTGTGAGACAGATCTGTGATGTCTGCTTCCAGGAGGCCCGAAATCGTTGTAGTGGTGTGCGCGTGGGAATCGTCGGTGACCGCGACAGCCGACAGGGTGCCAGATACGTCACCGGCAACCGCAAGATCGTCTACTGCGAAATCAACGGTTCCATCCCCGTCTTCATAGGTCACGGTGATACCGGTCTCGGTGTTGCCCGCAACCATGCCGCCGGCAAAGTCTTCAACTTCCTCTTGGGTCAAGTTCGTGTCGGTGTCAACAACCGTAGACGCAACCGTGACATCGACTTCGTCATCGCCTGAGTCGTCGGCGACGGTTAGGTCGATGCCAGCACCCTCGATCAGGTTGAGAGTCGATCGAGTTCCGACAGTCGCACCACTGTTGAGAGAAACGGAGACAGGCTGCTCGTCGGCCAGTTCACCAGACAGCCCGGCGACAGAAAGCTCATCCGCGCCGCCATTTTCATGCTCTGACGCGTGCGCCTCTTCCTCGAGATCGGCCGATACATCGGTGCCGGCATCAGGCGTTAGGTAGTCGATCGACGTGGCGCCAGTTTCAACCACCACAAAGTCACCAGCACTCGGAGAGTTGGCGTCGTCGTCGATCTCGCCCAAGCCAACCGCGTCCTGAGCCACTTCGAAGTCGACAGTGTCTGAGGCTGCGGTGCCAGTGATGTCAAGCGAAGAACTGGTGAGCGTCAGAGTGTCGGTTGCACTTTCCGCAACCGGGTCGGTTCCGAGAGGAGCATCGACCGTCTCGAAGGAGTTGGCGCCGCCGCCTCCCGCGTTGTCCGAGGCGCACTCCCATTGCTCGAGCGTGTTGTTCCACTTGGCAACCTCTGCATCGTCACAGCCGCGGATCATTGAGAGTTCGCCAGCAAGAAACTCAAGACCTGACTCAGAGGCCGTCGTGGCACTGGTGCCGTCAGCGTCATCGACCAGGTCGACGTCGAAGGTTCTGTTCGCCGTGAGGTCTCCGGTGCCGGCCAAGCCGTCGCCGGCGGTCAAGGTCACCGCGCTGTGGTCGACATGTTCGTTCGCAACAAAGTTCGAGGCCGCGTCGTGGTCGACAACGAGGTCGACGTCTCCAGTAGCATCCTGGTAAGTGACGCTGATCCCGGTGTGGGTGCCTGTCCCATCTTCGACCAAAGCACCGGCAAAGTCCTCTACCTCTTCTTGGGTCAAGGTTGTGTCGGCCGTGTGGTTCAAGTCGGTGATGTCTGCTTCGACCAAGCCGCTAATGGTTGTGGTCGTGTGGGCGTGGCTATCGTCCGTCACCGCAACGGCCGAAAGAGTGCCCGAGACATCGCCTGCCACTGCCAAGTCGTCGACAACGAAGTCCACCGTGCCGTCCGCGTCCTGGTAGGTGACCGAGACTCCCGTTTCGGTGTTGCCGGTTACCATCGCCCCCGCAAGGTCTTCAACCTCTTCACCAGAGAGCGTGGTGTCTGTGGTGTGTGCGAGGTCGGTGATGTCTGCTTCGACAAGCCCGGAGATGGTGGTGGTGGTGTGGGCGTGAGAGTCATCGGTTACGGCCACCGCGGAGAGCGTGCCGGAAACATCGCCAGCCACCGCGAGGTCATCGACGACCAGGTCGACCGTTCCATCAGAGTCCTGATAGGTGGCCGCGATGCCTGACTCGGTGTTGCCCGAGAACATCGCGCCAGCGGCGTCCTCGATCTCTTCGTCGGACCGAGTCGTGTCCGTCGTGTGTGAGCCCGTGCTGCACGTAGGGCAAGCTACGGTCAAGGAGTCCGCGCCAGAGTCACCCGTGATCGTGACCGGAGACGTCGCCAGCCAAGTAAGCGTGTCTGTCGCGCTGCTAGCTACCGGGTCCGTCCCTGCCGGCGCATCCATCGTTTCGAACGAGTTCGAACTGCCGCCACCTCCCCCGCCGTCGTCGGTCCCATCAGCAAACCCGGCCGGCACATCGGTCAGGTTGTCCCAGCTGACTCGGTTGGAACCCACATTCGGAGCATCGCCATCGCTCGTATTGAGCTGCGTCTGAGTGTAAACCGCCGTCAACACGTAGTTCTTGAAGGTCAAGAAGGACATGGATTCCGGGATCGTCACCCCGATCGATTGCATTGGAAAGAAGTCGTCATCGGCGGCGGTCAGGTCCTCGGTCACATTCTCGTCCTGGTCTGGCCTGATCGCGGCCCCGGTTTGGCCAAAGGCGGGAACAGTCAGCAGCAGAAGCGCCAGCAGCGCAAGAATCCATCTCATGTTTCTATCCTCGTTCCGTCGCCCCATTCGATCGCGACCCCGCCGCCCCAGGTCCTGCGCCAGGTGAAGAGGCCAGCGCCCACTCCTGGCGTGCGGAGATAGGCCCGGATCACATCCCCCGCACCACCACCCTCGAGCGCCTGGGCGACGATCACGCCTCCATCGAGTGGCTCAAAGGTCCCTCCTGAGGCCACCTGCAACAGCGCCCCGGACCGCGCCATGCTCTCGAGCTCGATGAGCACAACGCCTTCGGTGATGACCGGGACCGACGATCCCTGCTCCGCATCCATGGTCAGAGTCGGGAGCACGCCGACGATCGGCGAACCTGCGACGTTGGGATGCAAAACGGTGCCAGGGGCTCCGGGGCCAAAATGAGACACACCCCGGCACTGGGTGAGCGCACCCCCGCTGAAAAAGGGCATGATGTTGGGAAGCGGACTTTCTGGCCGACTCATCGAGCCTCCTGCCAGAGATTCTGGGCAGGCTGGGGGGTGACCCCAAATCGGCGTCACGCGAAAAGCCGCCGGCTACAGCGCGTCCTGCAGGTTTCCGTACTGGTGGCCGACCGTCGTTTCCTCCTCTCGACGCCTGTTCGGGTCGGGCTTCGTCTTGTGCGTCAGGCGTGGCATCAGATTCACAGCGGCCTGCACCAGGTAGCGCAGCTTGTCGCACCCATGAGAGTGTCCGTCCTTCTTGGGCTCAATGTACGCCCGATTCACGGCCTCGAGCAGGATCCCAGGTGGCAGGTTCCACTCCCAGGCGCGCAAATCAACGAGCAACCGCTGCACCCCAGGATCGTCAGCATTGAAAAGGAGCTGCCCTGCCTCGGTCAGATCCTGCACCAGCTGGATGCCCGAGTCGATGAACTCTCGCGAGTTGTACTCAGCAGGCAAGCACTGGAGAGGGGCTCCTGCGCGTTGGATCTTGGTCTGCCAGCTTTCCTGGTCCGACTCAGCAGCGATGCCTGCCGGGTCGCCGAAGGTTGGAATACGGCGAGCGTACAGGCTCTCACTCGAGCCGATCATGTCTCCCGCGATGATCTCCGCTGCTGTGCGAGACCAATACAACACTCGATCGATCCAGATCCGGCTCCATAGCTCGGTTTCCTGGTCATACTCCACCACTCCACAGCCCCATACCGTGTAGCTGGGTCCTGACCCGAAGTCCATGCCGGCGATCGGCCGTGAGTACCGACTGTCTCGCGGAATCTCGCTGCTCATCCGCTCTACTTCCTGGCCGATGCGGTAGATCCGCAGGCCCGAGACGGCGGCGAAGGAGCAGTTGTACTCCTGTTCTCTCTCGTCCCAGGAAAGCTTCCCTCCGTTTTCGCGCAGATGGCCTTCGAACCACGCCTCAGTGCGACGCGGGTCGGCTCTCCAGTCGATCTCGAGCCGGTCCTCTTCGGGGAGACTCTGCCAGTCCGTGTGGAAACGGTTTCCTGTGCCGTTGGGGGTCGAGACAGACCAGGTAGAGAGGGCTACGGTCTCGAGCGCCAGGGCGACAGTGTTCTGCAGGCGTGGCTCGACATGGGCCGACTCATCGATCAGGACAACCGTGCGCCGGCCACCGCGCCCGAAGTTTCGGTTGGTGGACTCGGCCAGAATCTCTGACCTGTTGTCGGGATTGACCAGCCGAGAGGCAGTTCTCTCCTTGCGAGTGAGCTCGGGCTTCATCCAGACAGGCAGGTTGTCGATGATCGATAGCACCTTGCCCATGAGAGAGTCGGGGGTCTCGCCGCAGGCAAACTCCTCTTTGCGGCTACCGACCTTGGCCAGGAAGGCGTCTTGGAAGAGCCAGTGCCAGGTTATGACCGCGAGGGACAGCCAGGACACACCGATCTCGCGAGACTTGTTGACCTGGCGAGGCCGACCCAGGGCGATGCCGTCCATGAGGAAGTCGACCAGGACGGTTTGCTGCGGCCAGGGGATCAGCGGGATTCGGCGGAAGCGCGGATCGTCGGTTTTGGGATCGAGCAGCCAGACCCAGTTTCTGAGCCACCGGTGGATGTCTTGACGGCAAAGATCGAGTTCGAGCGCTTGCTTCTTGGGCTCAGCCTGGAGCGCCTGCCAGTTGACGACCCTGCGCAGCGTTTCCTGGTCGACGAGCTCGGGCCAGGGCTTCACGTGATCGGCGGTCGCCCCGTAGGCACCTCGCCAGTCCACACGTCCTGATCACAGGTCGGGCAGACGTGTCCCGTCTCGACCTTTCCGAAGAGTGATGACCGATAGATACGATTCGGTGGGCATTGGGGTGGCGCCGGTGTGGGGGCGGGGCGGCCTGGCGGATCAGGCCATGGCCCCGGAGGTTCGGGCACAGAAAGGCGCTCAGGGATTAGAGGAACATTTGAGTGACGCAGCCAGGAAAAGAGTACGGCAGCGACCGTCCATCCAGCCGCAAAACCCAGCCAGAAAACGGTCCAGTCGCTCACCCCAGCGCCCCTGAAGAGCGCAGCATGCCGACCATGAGAGCGTGCATCACCTGAAGCGCTGCTCGATCATCCGGCACTCGAAGGTAATGTTCGCGGCCAGCCGGATCTTTCGTCTCATGGTATAGGTGGACGCCCTGGCCGTCCCCAGAGAGCTGCAGCAGCGCCTTCGCCTTGGAGCTCTGGAGGGTGATCAGCACATCTCCGCTACTCTGCTGACTGACTGACTTGATCTCGACCTTCTCACTCATCGCCACTCCAGTAGTCGGGCTGCTCTGATCCTTCGCCCAGGAACTCAGCCATCAGCTCTCGAGCGTGCTCGGCATCCCTCACCTTTTCGAGCTGCACACTTCCTACTCCAACCTTGCCCGAGTGCTCGACCCGATCGCCGTACTTCTTTGGCAGCATCCTGGCGAGTAGCCACTGACGAGTGTTCACTCGCAGCTTCGACCGGTTGATGTGTTCGTAGTCCACCTTCTGGCGACCGTCTTCTGTCTCGTAGAGGTCGCCCTCGACATTGTCCGAGATCTCAACCAGCTCCTCGGCGTAATCCTCGAGCTGCACCCTGCGCGCAAACCGATATTGGTCTCGAAAGTCTTTGAGTCCTTCGATCGCTGAGATATCTGCTTCGAGCAGCCAGCGGAAGACCGTGGCCTTGGACGGCATGTCCTCTTCCTTGCAGATTGAACGCACGGATTCGCCATCGGCCAAGCGCGTGGTGATCTCAAGCCCCACTGCGGGCGAGAACTCTGTCGGGCGTCCCATCGGCATAAAAGAACGCCGGCCATGCGGGAATTAGTGCGTTTCGGCGGAAGGAGAATCCGTACGCATGGCCGGCTGAGCCAGTATAGACGAATTCGTCTTTTCCAGGACGAATGTGTCCTTGGATCTACCCTGCCTTGCGTTCCTTCGATGCTGGGTTCCGGTAGGGATCATCGGCGCCACCTCCTGGTGTTGGCAGCTCGAGTCCCTGGCGGAGGTTGGGCTTCGCGCCGCACCTTGCGCAGACAGCCGCATCTTCGCGCATGACCGCTTTGCAGGTTTCGCACCGGTTCGCAGGTGTCACGAAGTAAAGCAGAAGAGCAGCGATACCAAGGACCGCGCCGACCAGGGCAAAGATCACTCGTGGTTGGTCACGCGCTTCAGCGACCGCCAGGCCAGTGATCGCACCGATCAACACCCAGAAGAACGAGATCCCTTCGAGCACGAAAACCTCCTAGCGCTTCACCGCGCTGGCTGCTACGGGTTGAGCAATCAATCTAGCATGGTCCGTTTCTTGCTCCATCTTCAGGATAGTTACCAGCTATATTCCAATTCGGAGCAGCAGCCAACTACTCGATTGGGGAGTATTTCTATGGCTTGCGAGATTTCTTTGTTGAAGGAACTATCTCGGCGCTCAAAGCGTTCAGCTTCTCTTCTGTCCGCTTCAGCGTCTCGTCTGTCGCATCTTGCCGGGCTCGCAGGCGTTCGAGCTCTTCGCCGAGCGGAGACGTCTGGCCAGCCTCCGAATAGA